GCTTTCCAGAACCGCTCGCCATAGTTCAGTTCTCCGCAGTGATTTGTTGATGGTCTTGTATCGGTCGATGATCGCGTTGTGGATCTCCGCGTTGAAGTCGTACAGATCATCATTGTTCTCGATCATGATTTGCTCGACGTTCGAACTTGTCCGAAGGTTTGCCGATCCGTGAATGACGATCTTGTTTCCTCCGATCGTTCGGATGAGGCATATTTTCGTGTGAACGCTGGCAACGGCGAGTTGAAACCTGTTCTCGATGTCCAGCTTTTCGTACAGGTATGGAACCATTCCGCTACGTTCGTGCGAGAAAAAGAAGTCCGAGACGATCAGGTTCAGTTGTGCGACGTGTCCACCGCTCAAAAGTCCGGATAGGCTATCCACGTTCTCATCGGACATACTGAGCGTTGAGATGGTCAGTTCTTCAACTTCCCATTCGTTCTCGACGATTAGCGCCTCGATGAAGTCACCAAAGATGAAGTTTCCGTTGATGATGCAGTAAAAGCGCGATCCTTTTGCCGGGTTTCCGATCTCCGTTGCGAGTTCGGCCGCGTTGTCGTACTTCAAAAAACAATCGGCTATTTCAGGCTCGAATCGTGGCTCGATGTAGCGCGACTTGGAAATTCCAGCGACTTTCTTGATCGTGTTGAGAGCGAAAAGGTTACTCATCTTCGCACCAGACGGCATGCTCGAGATCCGGCCACTCGAAAACAGGGATTCCCGATTGTTTTGCCGCATCGATCTCTGCGTGGGTGCCGGATGAGTTTTGCCAGTTGGGCGCCAGGACGACGAGATCGCAGCGGAGCATGATGTCTATCAGCCCATCCAAGAAGGACTGGTCGTCGCACACGCCGTCAAAGTGCGCGGTGTTTGAGTGAGGACAAATAACGGCGTATCCACGCGCCCACAACTCGGCAGAGACCCTTCTGGCCGACTCGATGTTCTGGTGGACGAACCACTGGCCCCGACTGTCTCGGTAAGGGCCAGCAACGTAAGCGACTTTCTTCGTTGCGTTGCGAGTGTTATTCATCTTCTCCCATCCATCGCTTGCGGAGAAGGAAAAGCGCCCTAGTGGAAAAGTGCGCGTTGACTGCGATCGAAACGGCCGTGAGTTGTCCGCTCAATCCTTGCCAGTCGCAGATATACATTGTCACGATGCCGACGAATGATGCGATTACGGTTTCCGATGCAAGCGAGCAGAGCGAGAAAGCGTTACTTGATTGCGCCTTGAGCTTCACGAGATAGGCCGAAAGCGCCCCGAACGAACTGAGCCATACGGCCCATGCGTAGGAGGTCGGCGGGAGGTCTGGCGGAAAACGCCCTGCATCATTCGGTATCATCGCTAGAATTTAGGATGCATGCATTTATCCCTCTTTCGATCAGATCCATGCGTGTGATGATGTTTTGGTCTATTTCCTGGCTGCGGTATGTTCCGAGCAGGAACACGGCGCCAGTTGCCAGCCATGCGAGAAAAACCGCCGCCCAAAGCAGTGAGAATTGCCGTCGCGCTTGGTTCAAGTGGCACTCCTGCTGTGTGCAGCGGTTTTCTGTCATCACGAAACCTTGAGCGATTCCAGATCGACTCCCTGGTTCAATTCGCGCTTGATCCAGTTCGGCGTATGGCCGCGCCCGGTCCACGCTTCTGCGGGGTTTTTCGGATTGCGGTACTTCACCTGGAGAGTCTTGCCTTTCAGTGGTGATTCCTTCGATTGAACCCTTGCCATTTCACCCTCGTTTGTCACGCCAAAAAAACGGCCCATGCTGAGCCGACCACTATGACCGCCGAGATTGCTATGGTGTCCCACCCGTAGCGATGCCCAGCGAACCAAATCAAAGTCCACGCGCCCGTGATTGCCTTCATCGAACGATCCCCCAATCGCAAGAAATAACCGCCATGCCGCCATCGATCATGCCTTTTTTTGCGCCCGGTACTTGCTGCCATTGTTCGGCCCATAGCATTCGGCCTGACGATGAACAATCGACGTGGACGCATCCGCAGAGTAGCAATGCGATCAGGATCATGACGCGAGCAGTCCTACACACAGGAGCGCGGCGGTCCATCCGACCATCCATCCGATCATCGTATACAGTGCGATTCGTGCGGCCTTGAATCGTTGACGCTTGGTCATGACCGATCCACGAAGTGGTTAATCATGTCCTTGCCTGTGCGGCCCTGATACCAGCCTTCCACGGTTCGCTTGCTGACTCCGTACCGATCTGCAAGTGCTTTCTGCGAAAACATGGCATTTAATCGGTCGATCATGCGTTGTCTAAAATCCCCTGCGGCGATGAGTTCGGGCACGCTGGCCCATGACATCCTTTTCGCTGCATTCTCCGGTTTCTGACTCGGTTTCGACTGCTGCCAAAAATCGTCGAGTTTCTGCAATGCCGCCAAAACGTTTCCCATTGCGATGCTGACGCGCTTGACACGGTTTCTGTGTCCGGTCGGCGTATTCGCCTCGGATGTCACGTCTTGCCATACTTCCTCAAGTCGATCTATTGCGTCCGAAACTTCGTCGGCGTATTTCTCAAAGCGCACGCCCCGATTCCCTTGCTTTGACGTATGCGCGTAGCAGTGCTTTTCCGCCTTCGTCAGCTTCCACAGGTTTCCCTGGTTCGATCGTGATATGCACGGTTTGCGGGATTGGTGGGAGCGTACAAAGGCATGGTTTCGGCCCGATCACTGGATTTTGTACAGGTGCAGGTCCAGCGAGTCGTAAATCCTTCGGTCCTACTTGAACGCAACCAAAAAAACCCGCGCAGAGACACGCGAGAGTCGCAGCGCGGGCAGTGGTCGCGAGGTAGGAGATCATTTAGCGCGGCGGGAAATTAGGCCGATGCCTGCGAGAGACGACGCGAACAGCCACAAGGCTGCGGGTATCGGTACGGGATCGCATTTCGGCGGAGGTGGTTTCGGGTGATGTACTCGTTCGAAAAAGATGTCGCTCCCTTGGTAGGTCATTGCCTCGCTGACTTCCATAGCGCCAGCCTGAGCCGAAAACAGAAACGCGATCACAAACAGGTTTTTCATTGGATACCCCTTAAAAAGAGTTCTTTTTCAGCACGACGTCTGCGCACAAGTCCGCGCGATACTTTGCCTCCTGCTTTGTTCCACTTCGTGAATTCATCAGCGGCTTTCGTGTCGAGTCCCTGGTTCAACAGCTTGAGCAGAGTTGAGCCTTGAAACGCCCCGACTCCGACGTTGAAAACAAACGATGCCAGCGCATCGACTTGTTCTTGTGCGAGTTCGTCCGCGTGCAGGATTTGCTTTTCGGCTTCTTCCCAATGATCTTCGACTTGATGCTGTAGCAGAATCTCGGCCTCTGCTTGACTTATCCAGAGCGACGGCTTTACCGGCTTACCGGCTATGCGAGTCGTTCCGTATCCGATCGTCCAGACACCGGCAGGGCATTTGTACGCGCGCAGTTTGCATCCTTCGAATTCTCGAATCAGTGCGAGGCCGCGCAACGATACTTGCCTCACTGATTGCGCCTCACAATGTCATCGATGCTCGGCGGGCTTACTTGTGCCGCGATGATATCGGCCTTGATCGTGTCTTGGTTTCTGCGGAGTCCGATATAGCCAAGTCCGTTTCCGACCATGAGGAATGCCGAGTCGAAGTCATGCAGTCCTGAGATTGCGCCGATGATGCCGTACAGGATCAAAAGCGCGCCTGCTGTTTTCGTGAGCCAGCCTTTCATTTGGTTTGCTCCTGGCCGATCTTGAACAGTCGAAAGCCAAGCTCAAGCGCCAGGCGCCGGAACGATTCCGACAAGCTCGGGCACGGGTCTTTCGGGTCTTCGCCCCACGCCTTGATCTCGTCCAAAACGCCATGCCGTCGCAGTGAATTAGCGTCTGAGTCTGGCGTTCCTTCCTTGAACTTTTTCTCTGCCCATCGGCCAACAGCGGCGACGACGCGCTCGATGATTTGCTCACCGAGGATGTAATTCGCGAGTTGAGTGAGTAACCAGTAGAGCATTGAGTTCATGGCGTGATCTCCGATTTATCGCCTGACCGTAGCGCAAAAAAGGTGAAACGTTCCATATGGTTTATTTCACTCGTCTTCCACGTCCAGGATGTTGATGATTTGCCGCTTCGATAGCCTGTATCGGACTGCCAGAACTTCGATTGTGAGGCCTGTCTTGTGATCGTTTCGGATCTTCTCGTTCCTGTCGTTGCGCAAGATTGAATCGGCCCGTTGGATGTAGACGAATTGCCCACCGAGGCGCTCTGCGATTGCGAGCGCAGCTGGAATTCCTGCGATTGCTGCAATTTCACCGAGAGCGCCTGGTAGTTTCATGAGATGGCCAATGCGTATCCGAAATACATCCCAGCGACAAACCCGCACAACATCGCGAGCGATGAAATCAGGACAACTCCGAGCATTCGGCCCGAGCATTCTTCGTGGTTATCTTCCATTGGATTCTCCTGCAAGTTTCGCAACGCGCTTCAAAACGAGATACCCGATCAAGTCAAGTTCTGTATCTTCACCGGCATTTGATCCCCGAGCGATGCGGGATAGCTTGTCGTCAATCCGCACGTTGATTTGCTCGATCGAATCGGCCCGACTGAATACACGCAGCGGGTTGATCGCAGAGTCTCCATAGGCCGAGTTTTTCTGTAGCAGAACGTCCTTGATTTCATCGCACACCATGACGATCAATTCCTGAGTATTCATCGATCATCTCCCGATCCTCCGAGCACTCCGCGATTCTTGCGGTCTGCCAGTTTTTCGAGATTGGCTTGTGCAACATCTTGCAGCGATAGCCCGTACTCGTAGCTAATCATCGCCACCATCCATAGGACATCTCCGAGTTCCTTTCTGAGCTTCAATACTTTCTCTCCATCCAAGATGCCGCCGTTGTCCCTGCTTGCCTTGGCAATGATTCCGCAGACTTCGCCCGCTTCCTCTGCGAGTCCGAAAACCGGGTAATCCTTGCCTGGGTAGATTGCCGTTTGCGCGGCCCTGGTCTGGTAGGTGTCAAAGTCCATGTTTCACCTCAAAACGGGATATCGTCCTCAAACGGGACATCTGACGGCGCGGAACTGGCACGCGAAGGCGCCATTTCTGACCGTGGCGCCGCGCTTTGCGTTTCATGTCCCCTTGGTTGTGGGTCGTACAAATTCGCGAACACACGTGACTCTCCTTCCTTCCGTTGGAATCCAGCGAGGTTCACATGAGCGTCGAGCGTGATGTACTGCCGCCCTTCGTGCTCGTGCAGTTGCCCTATGGTCACGTAGCGTCGCTTGGTTTCGCCGTCGCGTGTTGTGTATTCGCCGTTGGTGACGACGAGGTTTTTTAGAATCATGCTGTAGCCTCAAATTTAAGCGTTTCACCCTTACCCGCTACCGTTGTAGCTGGCATTTCGTTTGCGTTGAAAATTTCACGTCTGACGATGGCTGCGTTCGGCATTTCTGATCCTATCCAGTATCCATTTCGATCGATCATCCCGATTTTTTGCATTTCTTCGCTTGTCATGCATCGCCTGTCTTTCCCATGTCGTCCTGTACGGTGCATGTCAAATGCGCCAACAGAGCGAAATTGTTTACCGCAACCTCTGCATTCATGCATTGCCTAAGTACTCCTCGATGATTTGCGTTGCCTGTTCGAATCCATGCGCGACTTCCGCCGCGTAACCTGCCGTCCGTAGCCGCGCGATCCATTCGCGCTGTTCCTTCGAAACCGCCGATGCGGTTGTTCCTGTCGCTTTCAGTTCGAGATAAAGCCCATGCCGAGATCCGCGTGGGATTGCGATGCAGAGATCCGGCACGCCAGGTTTCACGCCTTCATCTTTCATCCGTGCCGCCACAGCCACATGGCGGTGTCCGCCGTTTGGGATTGCGTAGGCACTCGGCCACACGTCCGGGTGACGGATTTGTAGCCAGGTCATCAGCACGCACTGCTCCGTGTGTTCGTCACGGCGAAATGTGGCTAAGCGTTTCGCTCGCATCGTTTCGCAAAGTCTGGGTAATCTTGTGCTGCCATGATCCGGCCCGATCGAAACAACTCGCCGCTGCGAAACTTGATGACGATCGCGGCCGGCCGGCCGAATGCCTGCGACATCTGCGAGATCCACTCGGCAACATCCGGCGACTCGGTCTTGAGCCGTTCGAACACTGCGCGTTTGCGGTCGGCTTCATTCGGGACGGACAATGCAAACGCGAGAATCCGCTTGTCGATGTCATCCATTGCGGAAGTGCTCGGCGCAGAAATAAACCTGATCCGTACTCTCGGAGTGAGTTGTCATTGCGATTTGTCCCGGCTTTCCGCAATCGTGGACCGGGCAGGTTTTCGGCATTCCGCGATGGCGAATTCGCGGCGCTGTTGCCATCAGCTTTTCGTGTGCTGAAATCGCCTTGTCGAGTCGCGTATTCCGTTCGTCCGCATCTTTCGGCGCCGGTCTTGTGAGGATCTCTCGCATGATCTCGATGCAGCCCGCGGCAATGTCGTTGCCTTCGTTCTGGGCTTCCAAGTGCGCGACATAACCGGCGATCCCTGATCCTGGCGGAATGCGTGGCTCACTTGCTTGCTTGATCGCGTACTCGTTGCGGATCGAATCAGCGAACACGGCACGGGTCGCAGTTGCGATATCCACGAGTTCCGGCATGTACGGTGCTTTTTCTCGCACTGCTCGCTCGTAACCGTCGATCACGCAGTCAGGTCGCGTGTCTTTGGTGCGATCGTGCAATCGCCAGCACCATGCGTTTTCGGTGAGGTCGGCCGGATCTCCGGTTTTCGTGAACTGCTTGGTGAACTTCACTCCCCAATCGGCCTTTGCCGCCTGGAACACGGAACGCACTGCGGATCGCATCGGGTCCGACTCAGAAAGGGCGGTCGTTGACGTCGTAGACGGAACGGGGTGCATTGGGTTTCCTCCAGTCGTTTTCGAAGTGCCTATCGCGGCCGATGAATCGCGCGGCCTGCATGACGTACTCGGTCCCGGTGATCCCTTTCGCATCGCAATGCGCGGCGTATCGCTGGGCGCCGAGGATCATCGTCCCTGGTCCACAACCGTCTCGAATGCGAGCGGCCCAACAGCGGTAAGCCGCAGCTTTGCTGTCGGTCCCGTGGCGCTTGGGGTATTGCTGCCAGAATTCCGAGAAGTCCTGATCGTTGTCACAGTCAAGCGAGCGACTGCGAGCGGCTTTCTGCTTGGTTGGCGGTTCGGCATGCGGTTCTGGTTCGGGGTCCGACATGGTTTCCCCCTTGCATCCCCCTTCCATTTCCATGTTCCTATTCCCTTCCCTTTCCCTTTCCCTTTCCTGGACATTTGTGAAGTTCTGGAATTTCTCTACTGCTTCCCCGTTGCTTCCCCGTTGCTTCCACGTTGCTTCTTTGTCTGCTTTTTCGATGCTTGGGTATTTCTCTCCTTCGCTTGATTCCTTCCCGCTAAGTCGTTGATGCTTTTCGAATGATGGAATGAATCCGTACGCTTTACCTTCGACTTCGTAGCGTTCAACGAGTCGAGCATTGCAGAGGATTTGCAACGTCTCGCTCATGTCGAAGGACAGAAACGGCAGGATGTCGAGCTTGAGTTGTCGGGGCCGGTACTCGAATCGCCCCTTGCTGTCGCAGTGGCCCCAAAGTCCAGCGAACACGAGCATCACGTACTTGCCTGGATTCGCGATCTCGATGTCTTGCAGTTCTTCATGCCGGAAAAATTCCGGCTTGATCGTTCGTATCCTGGCCATTTATGCGAATGCCTCGTCATCGATCAGATCGAACAGGTCGGCATTGCCACTGCGTGCGTTCTTGAGATTGCGCGCGGCCTGTTCGAAGTAGCTGGTTTTGAGTTCAATTCCGACGAAGCGTCGATTCATCTGCACGGATACATGTCCCTCAGATCCGATTCCGGCAAATGGCGACAAGATCACATCTCCAGGATTCGTCCAGAGATCCACGCCACGCCTGATCACCTCGAGTTGTAGCGGGCAGATATGGCGCTCGTCTTCGTGCTCGCGTGCTGAGGTGTATTGCAGGGTGTCCGATGGGTTGATATCGGTCCAGATAGGCGAGGCAATCTGCTGCCATTTCGATACCGGGTAATCGGCTGGATCGTGCGTCACCCGATCAATGATCTCTCCGGGATTCCGCATCGTTATCAGATAGTCGGGTATCCCCTGCCGCGACATACTGGCGTTTCCGCGTACGGTCTTGTGAAGCAGACCGAGCGCCTTGGTGCGCTGCATGGATGTCACTGGGTCTTTCCAAATCACGACTTCGGAGTGATGAATGAACCCGTGATTCTGAAATGCTCGGATCAGATCACCTCGAAAGTCTCGCAGTCCGATATACCCGTCCCGCTCCTTGCTGGTCGGTAGCAGCATGCAGTGAAACGAGACGTTGCGGCCTGGCTTCATAACCCTGCGCAACTCGGAGATCACGAAGCTGAAATGGTTGAAGAAATCATCGTAGTTTCGGCAGTTCCCGAGATCGCGCGGACTATTCGAGTATGTGTAAAGTGACGCAAACGGAGGAGAAAAGATGGAGTAATCGATACTCGCATCCGGTAGCAGTCCGAGAACTTCGCAACAATCTCCGTGGTAAAGCGTCCAGTCTTTTCCGTTGGCCTGATTAACGACGTTCATGCTGCTACCTCGATGTTTTCAGATGCCAACCATGACGGAATGGCAATGCGTTTCTGTGCTGTGTATGCGTTTGTTTCGCGCACCGATCCGAGTACGGATTCGCGCACCGCATCGATCGTTTCTCGTGCAAGTTCCTGCTGCATGGCTTTTGCTGCGGTTTCCTTGCGGGCCAGATTGGCAACGACGGCGCCCTCCGATTCGGCGCAGAAAATGTGAACGTCAACTGGCTTGGTTTGCCCGAAGCGCCAGCATCTGCGCACTGCCTGGTAGTAGGACTCCCATGAGTCGGTCACTCCCACAAAGGCCATGTTGTGGCAGACTTGGAGATTCAGCCCGAACCCGCAGATCGATGGCTTGCTGATCAGCACGCGCGTTTTGCCATGCGCGAAGTCGAGCAACCGGCGTTCCTTGTCCTCGACCGAATCAGAACCACGGACCTCCACCGATCCGGGTATGGCCTGTCGTAGTGCATCTCCTTCGGCATTGAGTTCGCACCACACAAGCCATGTCTCATCCGTCGCGTTGACGATCTCGGCACAAGCCGCAACACGTTGCGCAATCGACTCACGCCGAGCCGTTCTGCGCTCGCTCAGCGTCTGCGCTTCCATAGCGAACAGTTGCCCGAACAGAACAGGCGACTCGACGGTGTGCTGATGAACGGTGACAGGAGGAAGCCGATAGGCTGAGTCGTCATGCCCGAGATCGGCAGGACTGCGGATCAGCGCGCCCCACGAAGAAACCCAGCGCCAGAACTCGCGCCGTGCGTGCTTCTTGAGTCGCCATGTCTGCGTTTCGCCGCCGTCATGAACGAAGAACTCGCAGAGCATTTCCGTGTGCGATCGGACTCCAAGGAACTCCGCGTGGGTGCCGAGTTCGGTCCAGTCGTTCGGAGCTGGGGTTGCGGTGGCGCAGAGTCGGTACGGAGTGCGCGCAAACGCATCCAGCAACATCTGCAACGTCTTCGATGTTTCGTGCTTTATGATGCTCGACTCGTCCAGAACGACGCCGACGAACTGCGACGGATCGAACCGATGCAGCCGTTCATAGTTGGTGATGTTGATTCCGTCCCGAACATCGTCACCCGTGCGGCAGTGCGTGACGGTCACGCCGACCGATGCGCCTTCTTCTACCGTCTGCTCTGCAACTGCCAGCGGCGCCAGGATCAGGATGCTTCCGCCCGTGTGATTCACAATTGCGTCGGCCCATGCGAGCTGCATGCGGGTCTTGCCGAGGCCAGTGTCGGCAAAGATCGCACCGCGCCCACGGCGCAACGCCCAGCGAACGAGATCCTGTTGATGCGGGAAAAGCCAGTCAGGAAGTGACTCGATCGGTATGCCGTCGAATGATCCGAAAGCCAGCTTTTCAGATAGAAAGCTGTGATAATCTGTTGTGGTCATTGGTCGCCCTCCTTCGGCGATTGGTGGAAGTGATCCGGCGACGTTTGCCCGTCGTCGGGTTGCGAAAAATCATCGTCTGCGCCTGGTTCGCGTTCGAACTCAGGGCACGTATCGCGGGCCTGCCGACGCCAGAACAGGCACATCAAAAGCGGCTTGTAATCGACAAGCGATGCGACGCTGTACTTGCACCAGCGGCATTCGGTCGTCACGAGAACATCCACTTTGGAAGTCTCCCGGTCGCGTAATGCTTCTCTCTGTTATTGGCCGGCTTTGATCCGTCTGCGCTATGTCGTCGCTCGCCTTCCAGGCTGCACGCCGTATGGTCGCCCCGCTTCGTGCTTTTTCCGCAAATCGCGCAATGTCCACGCCTTGTTAGCTGGTCTTGGCGTGCGTTCCATGCGGTTGGCACTTTCATAGCAGTCCCCGGCCCCCATAAACGCCCGCGTTTGCCTTTGTTCGCCAGTATTCGGCGCGCGCTTCCTTGATCGCGGCCGTCTCCTTCGGTAGCGGCGCCCATGCGCAATCGCTGCCGTCCCATTGACCCTTGCAGATAGTCCCGGCCCAGGTCAGGAGGAGTAGCGTCTTGCCGTGAGGAGGTGGCTGTTCACTCGGGAGACGGAGCCGGTACGTTGAATCTGTTTCGACGCTCATGGGCCTAGTCCGGGTCTGATCCGGTTCTATCTGCCGCGCGTCTCTCTGCGGCAAACTGTTTGCGAGCGTGATGTTCGATTGCGTGTCGGACCATCTGCCGAATGCACGCGGACTGACTGAGACCGTGCGATTCGGCCATGTCTTTCAGTCCTAGCCAGTCGGCGCCTGATAGATAAACCTTGACGCAGATATCCTTCTCGTCTGGTGTCATGCGATGCTCCAAAAAAATCCCGCAGTCGGACTAATCCAGGCTGCGGGTAATGGGAGGTAGAACACACCCCGATATTTCCGCGTCGGTGGCGCGCGGAGAAATGGTCACGCTGCCCTCTTTTTGCAGCGTCGTTTGTGCAGTGCGATGAGTTGTTGCCCGTGGCGCCACTGCGGATCGCCTGCACGCTTCCCGGCGTAGATGTCGTGAATCAACGCCTGGCTCACTCCGAGAGCTTTCGCAAGCTCCATCTGAGTCAGTCCAGAACCGAGCAAGTCTTTGATGATGTTTTGCCAGTCCATGCCGTCAGAATATAGCGATTCCTGTATTGTTGTCAATCAAAAAGACACAGGCATTCCGGTGCGTATTTTTGGCATTCTGCGATCGTCTGAACTCAAATCAGGAACAGTGATGTCAATCGGATTGCGGATCAAACAGGCACGGAAGCTGCGCGGAATGACACAAGTTGAACTCGCGCGCATAGCACGCACGCAACAAGCGGTGATTTCCGATCTTGAGAATGGGCGCCAGAAGTCCACCACGTACATTGTGGACATCGCAAACGCTTTGCGCGTTCGGCCCGAGTGGATCGTGCGCGGTGCTCTACCGATGGAACCGGAGCGCGGCGCAACTGAGATCGATGAGCACGTTCTTCGCCTGCTGGATGATTGGGACGTTCTGTCCGATGAGCAGCGCGCAATGTTCCGCACACTGATTGATACAGTCTCGCGCGACGGAACTACGTAGAAATACGTACGGACCAGTACGTATTGACTCGGTACAATATGCGTGTCTTCCGTGTGGTAGGCACGCATGATCGGAGTTGCCGAGTTGCAAGACGAAAGAAAAACGCTCAAAGATGAACTCTCACAACTGACGGCTCGACAACTGGCGCGATTGCGCGAAGCCTTGCGCGAGCTGCTCAGAACAACGAATCCAACCTGACACCAGGCCCGCATCACGCGGGCTTTTTTCTGTCTGCAAAAAAATATCGGATTTCCTGTTGACACGTTCTACCGGAATCGCTATATTTTGACCACGCCTTGCCGAACACGACCTGGTACGGTGAAGGGGACGACAATGTTTCGCCACGGATGGCGCCAATCTCTCGGAGGAACACATGAACAAAGAAGCAATCTGGCCAACGCTGGCCGCGATCTGCGCGAGCGCAGTGATCGCACTCGTTGTTGTTGTCGATCTGCTCGGCATGATCTCGGAGGGCGCGCGATGATTCATTGCATCGACGCTGTTCGAATAGATCGGATCGAAGTATCTGATCCAAATGGTTACGAAAGTGCTGACATTCCTGGCGTGTATCAAACGATCAAGCTATACAGCGGCAACGAATGCACTCGGATTGCAATTCATGCCGATGACATCTACGTATTGATGCCTCGCTATGACAGCAAGGACACGGAGGAAGCGGCATGAGCAAATACACAACGCTCGGACCAGGCGACTCTGCGACTTGGCCAGCCTATTCGGGCAATCCGCTAGATCCGAGAAACCCGGACGACGGATCGGACGACTTCTTGGATCTGTTTGATGAATTCGACGATCTGCACGAGGACTGCGATGAAACCGATGCCTCTTAGCTGGCGCCTACTCTCGGACGAGATGAGAGAGCTTGAATGGATTCGTCGGGTCGCAGGATGGAACAGCGCGGCGGCTCTGCGCTGGTGGATGGCGCGAACAGAAGATTACCGGGAGATTGAATAATGGAAGTGCGCATTACATTAACTCCTGAAGAAGTCGCCATGCGTTTTTGGGAAATGGACAACCATGAGCAAGCTCGGTTCTTCAATCGCCTAGCTGAGATTGGCGGGTACAAAACGAGCTTCCAGCTTCAATACCTGACAGAGACTGACGGGCTTAGCCTGGCCGGTCGTCGTGTCATGCAGGAGATTGGCGAGTATTCACATTGGGGGCTTACGTGTCGACTAGAACAGGAAACAAGGCATGAAACGGTTATTAGTTGAGTCGCTTGTTTGGATTCTCTCGGCGCTTGAACGCGCTGTGGTTTCCGGTTGGTCATTCGTGGATTGGCTCGAATCTCCGACCGAGGCGGACGAGATTGAGATCTTCGTGAGCGGTCCGGTCGAGCGTTGCGAAAACCGCGTGCATTTGCCAAGAAGGTGGCATTGATGGACAACACATTATCGAATCTTGCCGCTGCATTATCCGCCGCACAAGGCGAGATGGAAAAGGCGCGCAAGGATTCAACAAACCCGCATTTCAGGTCGAAATATGCGGACCTGGCCTCATGCTGGGACGCGTGCCGTGAACCACTCACCCGCAACGGATTGAGCGTGATCCAGATGCCTCTGGAATCTGAACCGGGAACGGTGCGTCTTCGGACAATCCTAATGCACAAGTCAGGCGAGTCGATCGAATCCGTCATGAGCATTCCGGCAACGAAAAACGACGCCCAGGGGTACGGTAGCGCGATTACATACGCCCGACGTTACGCCCTCTGCGCAACGGTTGGAATCTCGCCAGAAGATGACGACGCTGAAGGCGCGATAAATAGAAAACAACCTGCGCAACAAGCGCAAGTAAATCCGCACACGGTTGAGGCAATCAACTCAATCGACACGGTTGCCGATTTGCAGTCCGCATACAAGGCAATGAGCGCAAGCGATCGCATGTTGTACGCGCAAGCGTTCAAGGCGCGAAAAACACAGATTGAGGCCGCGTGATGGAACAACGCACAGAAGCATGGTTTGAAGCGCGGATCGGGAAGATAACCGCGAGCATCGTCGCTGACATCATGGCAACAACCAAGAGCGGGCCTGCCGCCAGTCGTAAAAATGCAATCTCGCGGATTGTCTGCGAACGATTGACCGGAAAGCGGCAGGACGATTACTCGAATGCCGCTATGGACTGGGGAACGGAGCAGGAACCAAACGCACGGAACGCATACAGCGCAATTACTGGCGAGTTTGTTGACGAGTGCGGCTTTATCGTCCACCCGTCTCTTGAGTTTTTCGGTGCGTCACCTGACGGGCTTATCGGTGCGAAACTGGTCGAGATCAAGTGTCCGAATACTGCGACTCATATCGAGTACATGACAGAAAGGCGCGTCCCTGGAAAGTACCAGTTGCAAATGCTTGCGCAGATGGCATGTACCGGAGCCGAGGCTTGCGACTTCGTGTCGTTCGATCCGAGATTGCCTGAACGGCTACAACTGTGCGTTATTCCATTCGAGCGGGACGATAACCGCATCAAGGAGATCGAAGCGGAGGTTATCAAAGCCGACGCTGAAGCGTGTGAGATCATCGAAAAATTGTTAAACGTGGAACCCACATGAAAACCATCGCAATCCTTCTTTTTCTGCTGCTGCTCCTGGCAACAGTCGTCCCAGCCCACGCGATCACGCCGGAAGAATTCGAGACGAACGGAGCCATTGATGCGTGCTATGTGCAGCGAGATTCGCTCGGCGAAACTAAGCAAGTGATCTCGGTGCGATACGCGCGGCCGTACAAAACGCCTCTAGGGTATCGGCGTCGTATTGAGGGCGACATGCAGCCGACCTATGAACCACAAAGCACGTACCCGCTTTATGGTGTCGCGAGCATGTATCTGCACACCACAAGCGGAGAGCCTGACATCAGGCTGAATGTCAGCATGAGGATACCGCCGAATGCGACAGACAACGTGATCTATTTCAGATCTTGGAGCGCGCCAGCATGGGAGCGCGTGGACTGTGGAGGGCCTGCTGCCAGGGGTGCGCGTGGCGGGTTGTTTCAGGCTGTTGAGTAGCGGTTGGCAGGCGAGGCTCGGCAAGGCGAGTCCGGGCAAGGCTAGGCGTGGCAACTCATGGCAGTCGGGGTAAGTCACGGCACCGCACGGCACCGCACGGCAGGCGTGGAATGGCGAGTCTCGGCATGGCAAGTCAAGTTGTGGCTGGGCAGGCAGGGCTCGGCGTGGCGTGGCTTGGCAGGGCGCGGAAACTCGCGGCAGGCAGGGCGGGCCAAGGCTGGGCGGTTCACGGTGAGGCATGGCAGGCTGGTCTTGGCGTGGCAACGGCCGGGCTAGGCATGGCAACTCAGGGCAGGCAGGTTATCCGCAAATTCGCGGAAACGGCAGACACCGGGCCGAGATCGGTGGAGTAAATGACAATGGCAAAAGCAACAGAAAGCGTCGTCGCGTTGAAACCGATGAATATCGCGCGAACTATGATCACGATTCAGGGAATCTCTCCGCTGATTCAGCATCAGTGGAGCGAGAAGGCAAAGCGCGAGATGCGGGAAAAGCACGCAGGGCGCAAGACGAAAACGCGCGAGATCCGAGATCCACAAGCGGAAGCCGAAGCGGCCGCGTATCTGACACCAGATGGCAATCATGGCGTCCCGCTGTTGGCTATCAAGTCGGCAATCATCGGCGCTGCTCACAAGGACTTGGGAATCGAAAAAACCCTTGTCAGAAAGGCACTATTCATTCCGTCTTCTGATCCGTCCGGCGTTATCCCGATGCGATGCGATAACCCGTCGATCCGCGAGGATTATGTCAGGGTCGGAATGGGAAGCACGGACCTGAGATACCGCCCGCAGTTTGATTCGTGGGAGGTCGATATCGAAATCGAGTTCGATGCAGAACTGTTGCAACTCTCTGATATCTGCAACTTGATTGACCGAGCTGGATTCGGTGTCGGGATTGGCGAATGGAGGCCGGAAAAAGGCGGCGAATTCGGACGCTTCCGGGTGAAGCGTACGGCGTAATCGAGGCAGGCAAGGCCCGGCGCGGCGTGGCGAGGCACGGCCCGGCAAATCACGGCAGGCAAGGCGTGTCTGGGTGTGGCGCGACGAGGCCAGGCAACTCAGGGCAGGCGTGGCGGGGCACGGCTTGGCCAGGCCAGGCAGGGCAAATCATGGCAGGCATTGGACTTCACGGCCACGGACGGCATCAGATTTACGGGTGATTTATGGGAAAAATTGTTTGGAAGGACGCATCTTTCGCGCAAACGAAAGGCGTCGATCCTGCGGCGGCACTGGATGAACTGGAATCGATTCTTGCATCCGATGGCCTGCTGACTCCGGCCGCTGTTGTTGCGGCGGCAGAATCGAAATCAAGCCCGTTGCACGGTGCTTTTGAATGGCGCAACTCGGTTGCGGCGGCACGATACCGCGAATGGCAGGCGCGCCAGTTGATCCGTGCGGTTATTGAAAAAAAGGACGACGGATCAACTGTGCCTGTATTCGTTTCAATCCAACAAACCAGAGACGACGGGTCTCATGTACGCGGGTATCAGAGCGTATCCGTCGCGATGTCCAGGCCCGACGAATGGTTGTCTGCGCTCGAAATCTTCAACAGCAAAATTCAATCGGCGCGCAGAGGGTTGGATGATCTGGAACGCATAGCAGGTTCGCATCAGGACCGCGATCGGTTAGCGTCAATCGCGATTGCATCAAAAGCCCTTGATACTGCTCACGCGGCATTGGTCCATTAGGTAATACAGCTTTCGAATGAAAGCAATCGACCACACCGGGAAGGTATACGGCGCAAGCGAAGTGCTAGGGCGCGGTCCTGAGCCAAATACATGGCGCACGCAATGCACAAACTGCGGCACGATCACGGTTCGATCTGCCGCAGGGTTGCGCGGGATCAAGGCCAACGCTGCTCAGTATCGTGGATGCTCGGCTTGCAAGCATAGCTACATGGAACGTCGGCCCGGTATGCGTGGGTTTCGTCCACGGTCGGAAACGAACGAAGGACAAGGCGATATCGGCGTGAAGTGGAAGGACGGCAACGGGTTCGAATCGACCGAGATCGGGCGAATGCAACAGCGGTTTTACTTGGGAGTTGGACTGGAATGATTAACTTGGAAATTGAAAAGGTCTGCGGAGTGGATGAGGTTCACGATACCATTTTCAAAGTCGAAGTGTTCGATGAAGCAATCGCAACGGTGACGATTGTTCAGAACGGATTCAACGTTGAATCATGGCGCGAAGCGGCCGAGGCGATCGGAAAGGCAATCGAGATGTTGGGATTGGAAAAATGAAACGCTGTCCGAAGTGTCGCACAGAAAAACCACTCTCCGAGTTCCGAATAGTCCGCAACCGTCAGGGCAAATGGGTGCATCATTCATGGTGCAGTCCCTGCAAGAATGTGGCATGGCGAGAATCACAAAAGGCAAGCAAGGCCGAGGACGGCCGAAAGATTCGACGACCTGGCCGCGTCGGTGCTGCATCGCATACGGCAAAGCTTACGGATGATGATGTTCGGATCGTGCGCCAGCTTGAGCCGAAGCGGTTGCGGTATTTGGAAGCAGCGCGCGAGGTTGCAGAGAAATTCGAAGTATCACAGTCCACTATCTTGAAGATCTGGCGCGGCGAGACGTGGACGCATGTTTGATTATGGCCCCCACCCTTGCAGCACAAGGGTATGGTGACTGGGTAATCACCGGGGGCCACCTAGTGCTAGGCAAATGAGGTATGTCACTGCCTCGTGCGCCGACAAGGAGACAGCCAAGGTGGTGACACACCTAAAGCACAGCGGCATCAAAACCGAAAGAGCGCAATGGCTGGAGCGCCGTACGGGTAGTCCGTACGTGGTGTAACTCCGCACCATGCAATGGGTGTGACGACTAGACGGGCGACAGATCGCGCGCAGGACAGTCCAACTAGTGACAGTCGGGAGAGACCGGCACTGATTTACGGGGCAGCGTCACAGCGCGTGTGTGTAGAGCAGGAGCGGACTCGGGGCTGAAAAAGGCAACCGCGCCGCATAAAGAGTGCCTGCGAAATCTCGTTAGCGAGTGCTTCACACCCGGCGAATACCGGGACGGTAGGTGGAAATCCTGCCTGCTCCACCATTTACGGATTTACGAGGCGTGCATGAGCAACGAAGTAATGAATCAGCATATTGCCTTTGGCTCACCTCTCGGTGACAGCGAAGGGCTATATGAAATCGCAGATTGGGCAGGAGAAATGCTTTCGTCTGCGCGTCGCTTGATTGAACAAGCCGACCCGCCGTCAAATCCAGAAAAGGCCAAACAGTGGATGAAAGACAGGCGCACCTGGTTAAAAGGCGATGCATTTTGATTTACGGACCCGCGACGACACTTAGGGTTTGCGGCGAGCTGATACGTCGAGCCGGGTGCGAGCCCAGGACGGGTCCACCAACGCGGAGGAATGAAAGATGACACGAGAGAAATTCGAGGAATGGGCTCGCGAAGCATTACCACACGCGCTATTACAGTGGTCAGAATCGCTTGGAGGTTATTATTTAGGCATTGAATCAAATGCGGCATGGGCAGCATGGAAAGCAGCAGACCGAGCGGCCCGCGAGGAGTGCGCGGGGATTTGCGAAAAGCGTGCATCAGTCGAGTATGACGCAGCACGGGCTAACGCAGCATTACGCTGCGCGGACAGAATACGGGAAACGATGAAATGACCAGACTTGAGCGCGTTGCGCGGGCGATATGCGTTTCAAAGGGTCGAGATCCTGACTTTTCGATATACGGACTGAATGAGTGGGAGAATTTCAAAGACGAAGCACAAGCCGCAATCGACGCGATGGGCGACGGATGGCAGCCGATTGAGAGCGCGCCGGATGATACTTGCGTGATGATCGCATTTCATAAGTTTGGCGACCCGACAAAAGGTCGGCTTATCGCGTTCGCTCAATCATCTGATGGGAACGATTGGTACGAAGAAGATTCTGGACAAATGCTATGGTCTCCGACTCACTGGATGCCGTTACCTGAGCCGCCGAAATGACCGAACCAAAGCCATGCCCATTCTGCGGGTCTACAAAGGTCGAGATCGTTGACGGTTCAACGTTTCGCTGGGTTGCCGCTGAATGCTCAGAATGCGGCGCCCGTGCTGGGGATGTCAGAATCCCCTCGTATGACAAGGGAACGCCAGATGAACGAATGGCAAAAGCGAGACAAGACGCAATCGAAGAATGGAATACGAGGGCGACATGAAAGAGCAAAAAACATGCGAAACATGCACGCATTACCATCCCGACTCATACGGAAATTACCGTTTCGGAATTCCGCATTGTAGCGGAGATCCAGAAAAGAGATGGCTTGACCTGTCCTATTCTCAGCGGTTCGGATGCGGTCCAGAGTTCAAATGGTACGAAAAGAGATGACCAACAAACCATCCCCCGACGACCGCCTATGGTCGATCACTGATCTCGCCGCGTGGCTCCACGTTGCCGATGCAACAGCGTACCGAGTCGCAGCGAGTCCGACGTTTCCGAAGTCTGTGCGGATCGGAAAGGCGTGCCGCCGCTGGATACCTGCGGAGGTCAAGAAATGGGCAGAGAGGCAGAGGGGTTAGTGATGACTTTCGAAGAGTGGCATGGCCCAGGTGATGATTTCACGAAACCAGAACACACAGTGCTAATGCGTATTGCGTGGAATGCAGCAATCAATGTGGCGCTCAGAACGAAGGCTCCTAAGCCTAAGCCTAAGACATTGCAGCAAGTAGGAACCGGCGCACTTTATGGCGAGCAGTCATTTTGCTACGAAAAAGGCTGGAAGGAAGGAATCGCTGCATACAGGAAAACGATACGGGAGAAAGTCAATGGAAACGACTGAGCGAGTCGCGCGGGCGATATGCTTTGAAGATGGACGAAACCCAGACAGCATGACGACGGACGATTCTTTCGCGTGGGAGTGCTACATAGCAGAGGCACAAGCCGCAATCGATGCTATGCAGCCAGACATCGCGGAAGCGGACAGGAAGGCGCGCGAGGAATGCGCGGCAATTGCGGAATCGTGGGAAATCAAGTTGATGAATTCATGGGACGTGATTGCAGATATCGCGGACGATATACGGAAGACGATCAAATGAAACCAGGCCGAAACCTGCAGATCGGTGATGAAGCGTTGACCGATTACAACCACATTGGAACGCCAACTCGGGTCACGATAATCGACCGTTCAGATCGCCAGCGCAGTCAAAGCGGCATACTGTTCCGAGTCCGTCCGACATTGCGTAACGGGCGCGAGACGACGTGGTATGACGCGGACTGGTTTTGGCCGGTCAATCAAGCTTCCGAGCAAGTTCCTCAGCAGACTCCCGATAATACGCCATGAGGCTCTTAGGATCTCGATGCCCAGCGATGCGCGCCAATTGCAGCACGTCGAACTTGGACGAAAGCCGCGTGAGTGCGAGCGCGCGCGAATCGTGAAACGTGAGGCCAACAATTCCGGCCGCATCGCGGGCGCGCCTGAACAGAACATCGCGGGTCCGTGCTCCGACTGTGAAACATCGCACCGGATCAACAACGCGCAACGTGGTGAACAGTTCCACCGCGCGACTCGATAACGGCACGTCCCGAGAGTCGCCGTTCTTGGTCTTTTCTAGGCGCGCTACGCGTCTAACAAGGTCCACCTTACCCCAGGTCAGCGAAAGCAACTCACCGGCCCTCATGGCCGTTTCTACCGCCAGCAGGAACGCAACGGCGATCTGTTGTTGGTGCGTCGTGACTGGCGATTCCTCGTCGTATCCGAGCGCGATACAGATTCGCTCTATTTCATCGTCTGTCGGCAGTCTGGTGCGTGCCTTCGGTGCTTGCGGCTTCCGAACGTCACGGATCGGATTCGTTTCGATCAATCGCCACTCTCGCCGCGCGTGCTCGAGTACCGCAGTCAGTAGCGTGATGTCGCGAAGGACTGTCCCGGCCTGAACCTCGCGCAAGCGCCGGTCGCGCCACTGGCCGATGTCTTCCGGCGTGAGTCGTTCGATGTCGATCTCTGCAATCTGATCGCGCGCGATGTGTTCAAGCCGTATGATCTCCCACCTGGCGCCGCGCTTGGTTGGTGACACCTCTGCGGCATAGCGCGCCATGACGGCCGCGAGCGACGTGCGGCCGCTGCCAGTGATCGGCTTGCCCGATTCAATTCGACGCTCGAGTTCCGCCGCCCATGCCTCGGCTTCCAATCTCCGAGCGAACGAGCGAGATTGCGAGATCCCGCCGCGTCGAACCTGAGCGAACCATCGCCTTCCCCTTTTCGAAATCGATGCCATTGATGCAAACTTGATGCACGGTAGGCAACGGATGATAGGACATGATAGCGCGAGAGAGGAACACGCGCGACGTAACGCGCTGATCTGCTACGCGATGAGAGATCGTGACAAGAAGTGAGAAATGGGGATAAAATGCAGCCGTTTCCGACCCTCGGCACCAGACACCCGCAGTCTACGCGGCTTTCAAGGCAAACTGATGCAAGGATGATGCAACAGGCTCAAGAAACGCCTGGAACGAACGCGCTCGGGACGGTTCCGTTGTCCATAAGTCGCTCTACCATCAAGTCAGCAAAGGTGATTCCGTTGGCGCCCCCGCTTGCGCTTAGCTGAATGCAAAACACGCACGATGTGGCGCTGCTTGCGCTCATGTCAACAATCGCTGAAAACCGAACGAATTTGTACAGTGATGTCCCGGTCGTCATGGTTGCCGATGTGTAATACGTGCCGCCGCTTG